ACTCTGTTCCTGATTCGACGATAACGATCTCATTCGCCATGATTTACTCCTTTGTATCCCAGGTGGAGGCTGGGGATGGCGTTGTTGGCACGAGACTTGCTACGAGTTCATCATACCAAACTGGCACGAGTCTTGCAATAGGGCACTATCGCGGTCCCGCGTTCTGCGCACCCTGTCCTTGCCCGCGCGGCTCGTTCCCCGACGTAGACTCAGTGTTCGACCGGCCCATCGCCCCGCTTGAAGGGGTCTGGGGCGGCTGTGGATTCACTAGTGCCTGCTGCCGCATGACCTGTTCGGTCATGGCGTTGTCGATTTCTTGTATGTGTGCATCGAGCAACGATTCGAGTCTTGAATTGACCTTCAGCAATTCGCGGATGCGGTCGCCATTCGCCCACTTGACGAATTCCTGCCGATGCACGGTCGGGTCATACCACCGCAACCACTTGAGCGGCGTAAATTCCAGTATCGACGGGGGTGGCGGCATGGGCGGCTGCACCGGCTGTCCTGTCATCGGGTCCACTTCGCCAGTCGGCTGGACCTGTTGCAAGGTCTGGTCATAGCGCGCGAACGACTGTTCCGTCTGTTGCATTGCTGCCTGCTGCGCTTGCGGGTCTGCGGCCCATTCCTCGAACGCCTGTTGCTTCTGTAGCGCCGCCTGCACGTTGATATCGAGCGTCGGCGCCATGCGCGTGAGCCCGAACAATCGCAACCCCTCGTATCGCTGGTCGGGGTCTTGCATGTTGAGCATCCCCAGTTGACTGGCATGCTCCAGTGCCGCGCGCATGCCTAGTGCTGTCTTAGGCGCGGCCGTGCCATCCTCGATGATGACCGAAATCGACCCCTGGAGGCTCGCCCGCTTGAAGTTCTGGAATGTCCACTGGCGCGCGGGCGTCAAGATGGCCTTCGTGCGCTCGTCAGGACCAAACTCGCGCTCCAGTTCGAGCGCAAACTTGACCCACGACCGATACATCTTGCCGCGAGACGTGAACACGGTCGAGAATCGTGCCTGTGACCGTTCGACGAGTAACTGAAGTGCGCTAAAAGGTAAATCACCAGACGGCTTTGCGCCCTTCATGATGTCGAACGTCCCGCTCAGTTCTTCAATATCCTTCAGATACTGCTCACGAATCGTGAAGAGGCTCGGGTGCGGGCCAACGCCATCGAGGCGCTCGGGCTTCCCTGTTCCGCCGAGCACCAGCGAGTTCCACTCGACCACGAGCCCAGGCACCCCATTCAATTCCAGGATTTCCGCGCCCTTTGGCTTCAGCCACACCGGATTGCTCATGCGCTGGATGGTGAGTTGGACCCCTGAGTCGAGTTGGTTGAGTTGGTTCTGCTTCTCGACGATGATGTCGATTGGCCCTGACGCGAGAATACGTCCGCCAACGTGGTCATACCCCGCATGTGCGAACGTGAACAACGGATTTCCGTCTGCATCCATATAAGGCAACGGACCCGGCAGCGCCTCTGTCTCCTCAAGGTGAACGACCTGTGGGTCTTTGTCGCCGATGACTCGAAAGACGAGCCCCTTCGGGTAGGTGCCGTTCGGCTTGACCCATACCTCGAACTCCGGGATGCCCTCTTCGTGGTCACTGCCGCTCGACAATCCGTCTGAGAGATACGCAGGCGCAACACCCAGGTCGTTATGCGAGGCCAACGACTTAAATAACTGCAACGACTGGTCGTTGGGCGACTTCTGCCACGAAATCTTCTCTACCATGTCTTTCAACACGGGGTGGTTCTCGAACCATGACTTGGTGCGCCATCGCAGGCGAATGATATACGGCAGGTCGTCAAAGCGCGCATACGAGTTGTTGAATGCGACTTCGAGCGGCGACAAGGGAATCGTGACTGGCTTGCCCTTCGGCTGCAGTTCGACAATCTGCTCGCCGCTTTCGTCGAGTGCGGGCTGCAGGTTCGCAGCCCCACAGACCGGACACTCTTGGGATGTCTCGGGCGCCTGCTCGCCGCATGCCACACACTGCACCTGACGAATCTCAAGCGTCCCGTGTTTGATGTCGTAGTCCAGGAATGTGTGCAGGAAGGAATTGCCCGTGACGATAAGCCAGAAATCGTCCTCGTTCAACACGTCGTCCATGTTATGGTCTTCGTGCAGCAGGGGCACGAGTTCGTCGCCCGTGCTCGCCGCCGACACGTTCTCCGGCTTCTGGCCGTTCGGGCGCACGTTCGCCCCGAGCTTGATGGACGCAAACATGGCACGAATGGCCTGGAGTGTCTCCTTGCACTTGTTCGTGACGGGGCGTGGTATCCACGAAGCCATCCGCTTGTCTTTCCACCCACCAGAACGCGCAAAGTATTCAATCCACTGCCGCCCGAGCACGTAGAGGATGTTGCGATGCCACTGCCGCTCGAAAATCCAGCGGTCGTCCAACGACTCCTTGCGATACTGCTTCCACAGGTCAAGCAGCGCATCGTCATCGAAGGAACCGAGAGGCGCAGCGTCGGCCTTTACGTCGCCCGAAGGATTGGCCTTGGGTGACTTCGTGGCCTTGTCGTCGCCGGTCTGCATCTTCTCGAACAGGTTCAGAAAGTCGAGAGCCATGAATGAGTTCCTTTAGTCCTTCGCCTCTTTGAGTGTGCCGTCTGGATTCCAACCGATGCCGAGCCGTTGCGCCGCGTCATCGCCAATATCCTGAAACCCCTGCACGGCCTGGAGCGCCCGCGCGATATCCCCTTCGGGCGCTCGCTGAATCGTCGGGGTCGGCACCTTCACGCCCGTATAGTTGAACAGGAGTTGGGCGCGTTCCATTTCGAGTTGCGTGATGCGCACGCGGAACCAGTCGAGCGTGACCTGAAGCGCCCGATTCTGCTCCGAGAGCACACGCGCTTCGGTCTGTGCCTTCGCGTTATCCAGTCGCTGGTCGTCATACGTCTTACGGTCAACCCACATAACTCCCCCTTTATTGCATCCAGTCTTCGGCATACTGCGTCCCGAAGAACCCGCCGAGCGGGAAGCCCGTTTCGCCGGGCTTCAGGTCGTTCTCCGCACTCTGCTTGTTGAACTCGCGGACACGCTCGATATCTAGGCGCGTCCGGTCGTCCATCGCGTCCCACCGGCTCTGTTCGCGCGCCGTCATCGCGGGACCATCGGTCTTCGGCAGTTCAGGCCAGCCCATGACGAGATAGCGCAACCCGTCCGGCAGTTCGTCCTTCAGCTTGAAGACTTCTTCCTTTTCTTTCTTCGTGCCATCGGCCTTCACGTTTGCCGCATAGCGATAGGCCAGCATTTGGTCGTAGGTGGCCTTGGCCGTATAGGCAAAATACAACTGACCCGAGTGCAGCCACGACGAGACGCGCTGGATGCCGATTTCGTGCTTGTTCTCCACGGGCGCGACACCCACGCCGAGCAACCCAAATTCCAGCCGCAGGTTCGCCTCGTTCTTGTTCGAGAACCACTTCACGCGCTCGGCAGGTCTCACGTTGAACGCCGCGAGAATCGCGGGCAGTTGCTGCGAAATGGCCTGCATGCGCTTCAGGTAATCCGCCACGATGACGAGACCCTTCTCGGTCACGACGACCATCACGGCCCCGAACGGGTGGTCGGCTCCCGAGTCGAGCCCGATGAGTATCGTGCGCTGTGTGTCGATGTTCGGCCACTCGGGAATCAGCTTGCGTATCGCATCGTCATCCTTGAGATATTGCTGTTCGAGCTTTTGGTAGTTGTAGACCAGCCCCGTGGCGTTCCGGCGCTCGGCCTTGTATTCCTGGTCGAAGAAGGCCGGGTCCATCGTCTTCTGTGCGCGCTCGATTTCCATGCGCATCACGGGATTGGACATGAACAGCGGATTCTCCATCGTCCAATAGCGCGTGGCCCAGTAACCCGGCTCGTGATAGACCAGCGCCTGTTTCTCCAGCCGGTCATAGGTCCAGTCGAACCCCAACACGGTCGTGGTGGCGATGATGATGCCGCCCGCCGCAATCAGCGTTGGCGTGAACACGTCGAAGGCGCGCTCGGGAGCCTGTGCTGCCTCGTCAAACCAACCCCAACTGACCCCGTGGGGGCCTCGTGCGCGTTCCGGGTCGTCGAGCGACCGAAAGGCGATAAGGTGGTTATTTTTCAGCACAATCTCCAGATGCTCGCCGTCCCACTTCTTCACCCACGACGGCGGAATGAGCCGAACCAGCGTCGGAAACGTCGAGTCGTGAAGAATCTTGTTCGTCGGACCCATGACCCAGCCGATGCCGTTGGGAACGAGCATCTCTTCCCGCGCGGCATGGGCTCCGATAAGAGTTTTTCCACCACCGCGTCCGGCAAGGACAAGAAAGCGGTCATAAACTCTAGGAGCCGTGAGATTCGAGACATGCTTCACTCCACATTTCGCACAGGTAAACTGCGAGTTCACGTCCATCGACCCAACGGTGTGGCAGTTCAGGCAATACCGCAGACGACGAGCACTCTGGAATGCCTGCTGGTATGGGTTATGGAGCAGCGGCTTGTCCAGGTCCGCACCACACCCTGGCGGGAGATGCGTGTCTTTCATGTGTAAATTGTTCGACCGTTAACGACTTTCTTGCCACGATAGTCGTGACCAACCGCTTTCTTGAGACCTTTGAGCGGGCCACTGTGCGCACCTTCTCGCTTCTCCGAGAGCATGATAGCAACCGCTTGCTTGCGGCTCTTGACGCGCGGCCCTTTCTTCGAGCCCGAATGGAGCATCCCGCGTCCGAACTTGTGCATCACTTCGGTATATGGCATATCAGCCCTCAATTACTTGACCGTCTACGAAACGGGCAGCCCCACCCGTCGTTCCTTCGCGGAGTGCGGTTGGTGCATTGGCCCCCGTAGGCATCTCGATACGAATACCAATCACGGCAAGGGGTGGTGCCTGCGCGGCATCTGTGCCGAAACGCTTGAACAGCATGCCCTCAGCAGTTTTCAGCGTGGCCACGTCGCGCCGGTCTTCGTTCTCGCTGTCAAGCATCTCGTCGAGGTTCCTGACGACCTTGTGCGCGATTTCGTGCTCGAGCCGGTCGGCCGGGTCAATCGCGAGTTTCTTCAGCCAACCATTCTTGCCCGCCAACCACATGTATTGATTGACGGACGACTCGGACAGGTGCAGATGGTCCCCAATTTCCTTCTTGGTCTTGCCTTCGAGCTTCATGGCGACAATCGCGAGCACCTTGTGTCGCACGAGGCTATTTGACGGAAGAATCGTCCTATCGCGTTTCTTGGCCGGTTTGCCTGGGGTAGGCAAATTGCTCACAGTAGGCAACTGAGAGGGTAACGACGCCGCCTCGGGGATGACCTGCAGAGGGAGATGTGCAGGCTCTATGGCTGCTATGGCCTGCTTATCCGCGATGCGCGGCTTTGGCACGGTCTTTGCAGCACGAACCCGAGACTTGGACATCGTTACCCTCCCCGAGGCATTATGGCACATTTCTTGCAGTCTAAGCAACGGGAGATAAATAGTGGCAGACCACGAGCACAGAAAGAAGATCGTCCTGCTCACCCGAGACGGCATGCACCACATCGTTGGAGCGTTCGACCCGAGCGTGCATACCGTGCGCGACTACATAGAATTTGAAATGATTCGCGACCAGAAGGTCGAGCAGGTCGGCGCGTCCTTGATTGCCGTGAAGCCGCGATTCATCTTCTACCGTGAAACGATGCACCAGGCACTCACTGGGAGGCTCGGGGAGTTCCACCCGCAGCAGAAATGATGATTCTACGCGACCTGAACTATGAGACCATCGAGCGGTTAGTCGAGTCTGGCTTCACGCGCGGGCTGTGGATTGGTCGGGTCGGTGACAACACCCCAGCCGACCGCTTCTGCGTGGCTACGACACGGGAACGCGCCGAGCAGTGGTGTCGGACAGGAGTATAACGTGCCACAAACCAAGTGCTACCAGTGTGGGAAGTATTTCGACATCTACCGTGACGAGCCGCAGGGCTATTACGTTCGCGCTATCAACGACACGGGCGATAGCCTAATCATGTGCTCGCGGGTCTCGCATGTGATGTCGTTCGCGCGCAAGTCTATCCTCGCAACGAGAACGGAAGTCTAATGAGAGTTCAAGACCTGACACTCTACCCACTTCGCGTGCTTGCGGAAATGCGCTTCACGCACGAATTTCTGGAAGACTTCCCGGGTGCCGATGTCGACATTCAACATGAGGTCGCTCAGGCGTTCGACCATGAAGTCTATCGCCTGTGCATTGGCATTCAGGCACACAAGGGCGAGCCCATCGTCATCGGCTACCCGCGCGACTGGTGGGAAGCCGTGAAACTCCGCTTCGCGCCCGTGTGGTTCCTGCAGCGCCGTCCTGTGCAGATGACGACACACCGTATCCACCCGTGGGCAATTCTCCCGGACCTGAAGACGCCCCCAGGCCAGCGCGTGTTGCGTTGGGCCGAACACGAGGCGCCAGATTTCCGACGCTGGCATATCGAGGATGACTATGCGAGACCGACCCAACGACAAACACCGACAGGTCGCTGAAGCCAAGCTCGGACGCAAGCTCTTGCCGACCGAAGTCGTAGACCATGTGGACGAAGACAAGGCCAACAATGCGCCCGCAAACCTCTCGCCCGAAGACCGGGGCGCACATACGGCCAAACACAACCGCACGCGCGGACTCTCGAAACTACGCGCGGCCCTTCGCATGACGAAGGAGAAACGGAAGCTCTACTGATGGCTCTCATTGTCGTGTTCACGAACCAGTCCAATCTTGCGCCCGTGAGCGACTACAAGGTTCAGGTGCTCGTCGGCGACGGCACACCCGAACGCTCGCAGGTGCTTTACGCGGGCAAGGTGGCGAGCCATCGCCGCGAGGATGGCTGGCAGGTGCTACTCCGGCAGTTCGTTGACCATCTCTCCACAGAGGACTAAGATGCCCCTCTACACCTACCGATGTCACGTATGCCGCACCGAGTGGTCCCTCGTCCGCACCGTCGCCGAGCGCGACCAAGCCGCGCAGTGTCCACGGTGTCTGTCGTGGCATACGTGGAAGAAGCCCGACGCGCCGAACTTCCAGGTAAAGGGATTCAATGCCAAAAACGGCTACAGCAAGTAGATTCGTCGGCATCGTCGGCCACGAGGCAGCAAAGTTCACGCCCGAGGGCGAGGCTACGGCCCGCGCCATCATCCGCGAACTACTCGCAGATGAGAACGCTGTGCTCGTCAGCGGGCATTGCCACTTGGGCGGCATCGACATCTGGGCTGAGGAAGAAGCCCAGGCGCTCGGAAGAGAGATGGTCATCTTCACGCCGGGCGTGTGGGCCTGGGAAGGCTACGGCGACAAGATGTGCTTCAAGCAGCGCAACGAAGCCATCGCCGACCTGAGCGACGAAGTGCATGTCATCGTTGTCGCGAAGCTCCCCGAGACCTATGTCGGCATGAAGCACGAAGAGTGCTACCACTGCCACACGACCGACCACGTGAAGTCGGGCGGCTGCTGGACCGGCAAGGACGCGATTCGTCGCGGCAAAACTGCCGACTGGTGGACCATCGACGAATAGTAGGCGCGAGTGAAGCCGAGCCCGGCCAACGGCCCAGCCGCTAGGCTGGGTCAACGGCCGGGTCGGTGCAACGAGCGCCGCTGGGACCATCAGTCGTAGTCGGTCAACTAGATAGTCAGCCATGAATCGCCATAGGTCACGAACCCCCCATCGCACTCCCTGTTGATTCCATTTCTAAAAAATTTCTCGAAGCCACCCTCCGGCCCCGGGCGGCCCGCCGCGCGCGGGGGGACTCCCACCCCAGGCCGCGCCGGCCGTGGACCGACCGCGCCGATAGCCACTATACATTCGACAGTAACTGCGCTCGCCCGTTACGCAGAACAACGTAACGAGTGACCTTCGCACT